GGCGTGAGCCATGTCGCGGTGCTGCGCGCCGCCAAGGCGGGCCGCATTCCGATGGAGCCCGACGGCACCATCGACCCGGCCAAGGCCGATGCCGCCTGGCAGCGCTCGACCGACCCGGCACGGGGAAAGCGAAAGCAGGAGGCACCGGCCACAAAACTCAAGCCGGTGCCGGAGGCAGCGCTCGGCTCGGTGCGCGAGACGCTGAAGGAGCAGGGCCTGCCGGCGGGCGGCAACGTCACCTTCGTGCAGGCGCGCACCGCGCATGAGATCGCCAAGGCGCATCTCGCACGGCTGAAGCTGCAGGAGCGCCGCGGCGAGCTCGTCGACCGGGCACGGGCGACGGCGCTCGTGTTCCGGCTCGCCCGCGAGGAGCGGGACGCCTGGGCGAACTGGCCGGCGCGGGTCGCCGCCCTGATGGCGGCCGAGCTCGGTGTCGAGGCGCACCCGATGCAGAAGCTTCTGGAGACGCATGTCCGTTCACACCTCGCCGAGCTCGCCGAGGTCCGGCCCGAGTTTCGCTAGCGCGGCCCCGCGGTTCGATGACCTGTTCGCCTTCGAGGGTGCGGAGGAGCTCTGGCAGTCGTGGCGCGACGGCCTCACGCCGGACCCGCTGCTCGACGTCTCGGAATGGGCGGATCGCCACCGCTTCCTGAGCCCGCGGGCATCAGCCGAGCCCGGCCGCTACCGCACCGATCGCACGCCCTACATGCGCGCGATCGTGGATGCGCTGTCGCCGTCGCATCCCGCCCGGCGCGTCGTCTTCATGAAGGCGGCGCAGGTGGGTGCGACCGAGGCCGGCAACAACTGGATCGGCTACGTCATCCATCATGCGCCGGGGCCGATGCTCAGCGTCCAGCCGACGGTCGAGCTCGCCAAGCGCTTCTCGCGCCAGCGCATCGATCCGCTGATCGCCGAGAGCCCGTCCCTGCGCGAGCGGGTGAAGCCGGCGCGCTCGCGCGATGCCGGCAATACGGTGCTGTCGAAGGAGTTCCCGGCCGGGCTTCTGGTCATCACCGGCGCCAACTCGGCGGTCGGCCTGCGCTCGATGCCGGCGCGCTACCTGTTTCTCGACGAGGTCGACGCCTATCCGCCATCGGCCGACGAGGAAGGCGATCCGGTCGCGCTCGCCGAGGCGCGCACGCGCACCTTCTCCTGGCGGAGCAAGGTGTTCATGACCTCGACGCCGACGATCCACGGGATCTCGCGCATCGAACGCGAGTACGAGGCGTCCGACCAACGCCGCTTCTTCGTGCCGTGCCCGCATTGCGGTCATCGCCAGTGGCTCAGGTTCGAGCGGCTCAGGTGGGACAAGGGCAAGCCGGAGACGGCGCACTACCTGTGCGAGGCCTGCGACGGCGCGATTGAAGAGCACCACAAGACGGCGATGCTGATCGCCGGCGAGTGGCGGTCGACGGCCGAGCCTTCCGATCCGGCGACGATCGGCTTCCATCTCTCGGCGCTCTACTCGCCGGTCGGCTGGCTCTCCTGGGAGGCGATCGGGCGCATGTGGGAGGCGGCCACCACCGACGAGGCCAGGCGCAGCTTCAAGAACGGCGTGCTCGGCGAGACCTGGATCGAGACCGGCGAGGCGCCCGACTGGCAGCGGCTCTACGAGCGGCGCGAGGACTTCGCCGTCGGCACGGTGCCGGCCGGCGGGCTGTTACTGACGGCCGGCGCCGACGTTCAGAAGGATCGCATCGAGGTCTCGGTCTGGGCGTGGGGGCGGGGCCTCACCAGCTGGCTCGTCGACCACATCGTGATCGACGGCGGCCCGGAACACGCTTCAGCCTGGGCGGAGCTCTCCGCACTCCTCGACCGCACCTGGCCGCATGCCCATGGGCAGCGGCTCGGTCTCGCCAAGCTCGGCATCGACACCGGCTACGAGGCGCCGGCGGTCTACGCCTGGGCGCGCCAGGCCGGCTTCGCGCAGGTGGCGCCCGTGAAGGGCGTCGAGGGCTTCAACCGCGCCGCACCCGTGGTCGGGCCGAGCTATGTCGACGTGACGACGAGCGGGCGAAAGCTGCGCCGTGGGGCGCGGCTCTGGACCGTGGCCGTCGCCACCTTCAAGAGCGAGACCTATCGCTTCCTGCGGCTCGGCCGGCCGACGGAGGACGAGCTCGCCGAAGGAGCTCGGTATCCCGTCGGCTACGTCCACCTGCCGAAGGGGACAGAGGCCGAGTGGGTCAAGCAGCTCGTTGCCGAGCAGCTGGTGACCGTCAAGACCCGCCGCGGCTTCCAGCGCCTCGAATGGCAGAAGCTGCGCGAGCGCAACGAGGTCCTGGACTGCCGCGTCTACGCCCGCGCCGCCGCCTGGATCGCAGGCATGGACCGCTGGAGCGAAGCGACCTGGCGCGACCTGGAGGCGCAGGTGGCGGCCAACGACGGCGAAGGCGGAACGATGCCGGAGGAAGACGATCGGTCTGCGGAGCCGGACTCCTCCGAGACGCCCTCGGCCGGCCTCCTGCGGCGTGAGCGCCGGCCGCGCGGCCGGCGTGTGTTCACCCCGAGCTATCTGAGCTGAACCCGACACCATGACGCTCGAAGAGATGATTGCGCGGCGCGATGCGCTGCTCGCGGCCCGTTTCCGCGGCGTGCGCACCGTCGAGGTCGAAGGTCGGCGCATCACCTATGCGACCGATGCCGAGATGGCCGCCGCGCTGGCCGACCTAGAGCGGCGCATCGCCGAGACCAAGGCGGGCGCTCGGCGCCGGATCGTGCGCACGGCGGCGAGCAAGGGACTGTGAACCCCATGCTCGGCATGATGCGGCGCTGGCGCCGGCAGGTCGGCGCCTTCATCGGCGGCTTCGAGGCCGGCGAGGCGAGCCGGCGGCTCCGGCACTTCCAGCCGAGCCGGGCGCATCTCAACACGCTGATCGCCGCCGCCGGCGCCGACATCACCGCGCGCGCCCGTTGGCTCGTGCGCAACAATGGCTATGCGGCGAACGCGATCGAAAGCTGGGCCGGCAATGTGGTGGGCGATGGAATCAAGCCGTCGTCGCTGATCGCCGATGCCGATCGCAAGGCGCGCGTGCAGCGGCTCTGGCTCGACTGGACCGACGACAGCGACGCGGAGGGGTTCACCGACTTCTATGGCCAGCAGCGGCGCGCTGCGCGCGAGGTGTTCATCGCGGGCGAGGTGTTCCTTCGCTTTCGGCCACGCCGGCCCGAGGACGGGCTCGTCGTGCCGTTGCAGCTGCAGATGATCCCGTCGGAGATGCTGCCGCTCAGCCGCAACGAGCAGATCCCCGGCGGCAATGTCGTCCGCCAGGGCATCGAGTTCGACCGGATCGGGAGGCGCGTCGCCTATCACTTCCTGCGCCGCCATCCGGGTGACGTGACCGATCCAGGGCTCGCCGGCGAGACCGTGCGGGTGCCGGCGTCCGAGATCGTCCACGTCATTGATCCGGTCGATGCCGGACAGCTGCGGGGGATTTCCCGCTTCGCGCCGGGCATCGTGAAGCTGTTCCTGCTCGACCAGTACGACGACGCCGAGCTCGACCGGAAGAAGGTCGCGGCGATGCACGCGCTGTTCATCACCACGCCGGCGCCGGCCGAGCCCTTCGATGTCGCCGAGAGCGACGAGGCGGGCGAGCGCACGATGGACCTGCAGCCCGGCCAGATCGTGATGCTGGAGCCGGGCGAGGAGGTGCAGACCTCGGCGCCGGCCGATGTCGGCCAGACCTACGAGCCGTTCCAGTACCGCACGCTCCTGCAGGTCTCGGCGGCGCTCGGCGTTCCCTACGCGTACCTCTCGAACGACATGCTGAAGGCGAACTACTCGAACTCGCGCCTGGCGCTTCTCGAGTTCCGCCGCCGCGTCGAGGCCTATCAGCATGCCGTCATGGTCTGGCAGATCTGCCGGCGCGTGTGGGCGCGCTGGATGGATACGGCGGTCATGGCGGGCGCTCTCGACCTTCCCGATTACGAGGCGCGCCGCCGAGAACACATCGCCTGCTCGTGGCTGCCGCCGAAATGGGACTGGGTCGATCCGCTGAAGGATGCCCGCGCCGAGATCGAGCAGATCGAGGCGGGGCTCAAGAGCCGCACCCAGGCGCTCGCGGAGCGCGGCTACGACGCCGACCAGGTCGACGCCGAGATCGCCGCCGATCGCGAGCGGGAGCGGAGCCTCGGGCTCGCGTTCACCGGCGCGCGCACCGATCCGGTCCCGCCGGACGATCTGCAGCTGCCCGCACCCGCGCCGGCCACCGACTGAGGAGTCCATGACGCTACATCATCCTGTGCTGACCCGGCTTGTCCGCCGGCCGCTGGCGATCGCGCCGCGCGCGCTCGATGGACTGCTTGCCGCCGATCTGACCGTCGATGCGCGATCCGCGATCACGCCGATCCTCCCCGACGCCGATCGGGCGGCATCGCACGGTTTCACGGTGACGGACAGCGGCATCGCCGTGGTGCCGGTGCTCGGACCGCTGGTGAGCCGGGGCGATTGGCTGACGGTGCTCTTCGGAGCCAGCGACTATGGCGCGATCGGCAGCGCCGTCGCGGCGGCCTTCGCGGAACCGCCGGCCCGCGCCGTGCTGCTCGAGGTCGACTCGCCCGGTGGCGAGGTCGGCGGCCTGTTCGATCTGGTCGACCGTCTTGCCTCGTTGCGCGAGGAGGCGGGCAAGCCGCTCTGGGCGGTGGCGAGCGAGGGCGCACTGTCGGCCGGCTTCGCCATCGCGAGCGTTGCCGACCGGCTCTATGTGACCCGCACCGCGGAGGTAGGCTCGGTCGGCGTCGTCGCGATCCATGTCGACGAAAGTGCCGCCGACGCGATGGCCGGCCTCAAGTGGACGCTGATCCATGCCGGCGCGAAGAAGGTCGAGGGCAATCCCCACGAGCCGCTGGCGGCTGAAGCCCACGCCGACATCCAGGCCGATGTCGATGCGCTCCATGACGAGCTCGTCGCGCTCATCGCGCGCAACCGGAACATGAGCCCGGACGCGGTGCGCGCGACGCAAGCCGCCATCTATCGCGGGCAGCGCGGGATCGACATCGGTTTCGCGGACCGCCTGGGCAACGTGGACCAGGCACTCGCCGACCTCGCCGCGACGCTGGATCGGCCTGTCCGAAGCCGGGGTCTCGCCTCGGCGAAGGCAGGCGCCCAGCGGCGCACCCCTGCCGTTCAACCTCCAAGGAGCAAGCTCGACATGACCACCGATACCGATACCGAAGCGGCCAACGAGGACGCCGCCAACATCGACACGGGTGCGCCCGCCCCCAATCCTCCCGATCCCCAGCTGGAAGACGACCAGGCACCGGACCCTGCACCGGCTGCTCCGGTCTCCGTGCCGGGTTCCCCTGTGCCGCCGGCCGACGCCGCAGCCGAGCGGCTGCGCGCCGAGTACGCCGAGATCGCCGCCATCGCGGCACAGGCCGGCCGTCTCGGCGTCACCATCGATGCGGCGGACGCCATGGCCAAGAGGATCAGCCCGGAGGCGCTGCGTCGCTCGGTGCTCGACGCGCTGAGCCAGCGCGCCGAGGCCACCGCCGTGGTCGCCGCGGCGCCACAGGTGCCTGCCGCTGGCGACAGCCCCATCGTCCGCCGCGCCCGTGAACGCGCCGCATCCGCCAACCGCAACGCATGAGGAGGTGACCCATGCCTGTGCTGACCATGCCGCCCACGCTGGGCGATCTACTCAAGTACGAGCTCAATGCGAGCTACTGCCGCGAGACCGTCACGCTCAAGGCGGGAACGAGCTACGCGCTCGGCTCCGTGCTCGGCCGGATCACCGCCTCGGACAAGTACCGACTTGCGCCGGCCGCCGAGGTCGTCGGGGACGAGGGTGCGGAGGTCGCAAGCGCCGTTCTGATCGAAGCGGTCGACGCCACGGCCGGCGACAGGACCGGACTCGTCGTCGCCCGCGGGCCCGCGATTGTGTCCAAGGCGGCGCTCGTCTTCGACGCCTCCGTCGATGACGCGGCCAAGACGGCCGCCAAGAACGCCGAGCTCAGCGCCGCCGGCATCGTACCGCGCGACACCGCCTGATCTTCACGTTTCCCCTCTGACTCTCTGACCGGCTCCGAAGCGTCCGCCTCGGGGCTTTTTTCATGCCCGTTCCAGCCCAAGGAGACCCGACCCCATGGTCGCCATGATCAACCCGTTCGACGCGGGCGGCTACTCGCTCGCCGAGATGACCCAGGCCATCAACATCCTGCCCAACGTCTACACCCGGCTCGGGCAGATGGGCCTCTTCCGCTTCGAGGGTGTCACCCAGCGCTCCGTCGTCATCGAGCAGGCGGAGGGCGTGCTCAACCTCCTGCCCACCGTGCCGCTCGGCGGTCCCGCCACCGTCGCCAATCGCGACACGCGCTCGATGCGCTCCTTCACGGTGCCGTGGATTCCCCACGACGACGTGATCACGCCCCAGGACATCCAGGGCGTGCGCGGCTTCGGCGTGGCCGACGCCGCCGACCCGCTCGCCACCGTCATGGAGCGCAAGCTCACCCGCATGCGGGTCAAGCACGCCCAGACGCGCGAGTACATGGAGGTCAATGCGCTGCGCGGCATCGTCAAGGATGGCGCCGGCACCACGCTCTACAACTACTTCACCGAGTTCGGCCTCACGCAGCTCGAAACGGACTTCGTGCTCGGCACTGCCGGCACCCAGGTCCAGGGCAAGGTGCGCGACGTGCTCCGCAAGGTCGAGACTGAGCTCAAGGGCGAGACCATGACCGGCGTGCTCGCTCTCGTCAGCCCTGAGTTCTTCGACAAGCTGATCGGCCACGCCAAGGTCGAAGAGGCCTACAAGTACTATTCCTCGACCGGGGCGCAGCCGCTGCGCGAGGACACCCGCCGGCGCTTTCCCTTCGCCGGCATCCTGTTCGAGGAGTACAACGCCACCGTCACGCTCTCGACCGGCGCGACGGAAACCCTGATCCCCTCCGGCGAAGGCATCGCGTTCCCGCTCGGCACGCTCGATACCTTCGTCACCCATGGCGCGCCGGCCAACCTGATTGAGACGGTCAACACAGTGGGCCTGCCGATCTACGCGCGGCAGATCGCGCGACCCGATGGCAGCGCCATCGAGGTCAAGACCGAGGCCTCGATCCTGCCGATCAACAAGCGTCCGCGTCTCGCCGTGCGCATCTTCTCCAGCAACTGAGCATGAGCATCTTCGCGGAGGCGATCGACGACCTCTTCGCCGATCCAAACCTCGCGCGGGATGCCGTCTGGCGGGCGGGCGGCACGGGCGCACCGGTGACGGTGCGGATCGTTCTGCGCCAGCCGGACCGCATCGGAGGCTTCGGTGAGACGCGCCTGCTCGCCGCCACTACCGTGATCGAGGTGTGCACGGCCGAGGCGCCGGAGCTCGCAGAGGGCGATGTCTTCGAGATCCCCGGATCAGGTCCGGGGCAGGCTGCCGAGACCTTCGTGGTGCAGGGCGAGCCGGTGCGCGACAGCGAGCGTCTCGTCTGGACGGCGGAGCTGAGGCAAGCATGAAGCTGTCGGCTGAGATCATCGGCGACCTCGGCCGCATCATGGCGGAGGAGATCAAGGCCGCCGAACGAGCCGCGACCACGGGTGTCCGCGAGGCGGCTGACGGGCTCAAGAACGAGCTGAGGGCGCAGGTCACGAGCGCCGGGCTCGGGCCGCGCCTTGCCCGGACGTGGCGCGCCGAGACCTTCCCCAAGGGGCAGAACAGCATCCGCGCCGCCGGCCTCGTCTGGTCGAAGGCGCCTGGCATCATCCGCATCTATGAGGACGGCGCCACGATCCGCTCGACCAGGGGCTTCTTTCTGGCGATCCCGACCGAGGCGGCCGGACGCCATGGCGATGACGGCCGCAAGATCACGCCGGGCGGCTGGGAGCGGCGCACGGGGCAGCGCCTGCGCTTCGTCTATCGGCGCCATGCGCCCTCGCTGCTCGTGGCCGACAACATGCGCGCCCGCACCGGCAAGCGCGCCGGATTTGCGCGTGCGAGCGCCGCAGCCCAGCGCAGCGGACGCGGGCTGGTGACCGTGCCGATCTTCATCCTGGTGCCGCAGGTGACCTTCCGAAAGCGGCTCGACGTTGCGGGCGCCGCGCTCCGCTGGCAGGAGCGCCTGCCGGGTCTCGTCGTCCGCAGCTGGTTCTCCGGCGATGGAGGGAGCCGCTGATGTCCCGTCGGGAAGACATTCTCGCAGCGCTCGTTGCGACGCTCGACAGTGCTCTTACCGCGAAGGTCCGCCGCAATGAGGTCCTGCCCGAGAAGGCGCCGGCGGAGGGGCTCGTCATCGTCCGCGACGGCGATCCCGGCGAGCCGGATGTGACGCTCAACCCGCGCACCGAGTTCTACGCCCACCGGGTCGAGATCGAGGCCTATATGCCGCGGGATTCGACGGGCGGTGGCGAGGCGGCGCTCGATGCTCTGCTCGGGGCCATCGGCGCGGCGCTCAAGGTCGACCCCGCGCTCGGCGGTCTGGCCGAAAACCTGATCCCGTCCGCGCCCGAGACCGGCGCGCTCGCCATCGAGGGCGCGGCCCCGATCCTCACCGCCCGGCTCGTGGTCACGGTCGAGTACCTGGTGAGCGATCCGCTCAGCCACTGACGCTTCCAGCTCAAGGAGTTTCCCATGCCCAAGGTGCGCGCCTATGGCGCGGACGCCACGCTGAAGGCTTGCCGCGAGGCGGCTTACGGTGTGGCGCCGCTCTCCGGCTACCGGAGTCTCGATTTCAAGTCGACCGATCTCTCCTCGGCGCAGCCGCTCGGCGACGACCCGCTGCTCGGGCGCGGTCGCAACGCCCAGGACCCCTATCGCGGGCTCATCACCGACGAGGGCCAGATCGAGATCCCGTTCGATCTCCGCGGCACCGGCTTCTGGCTCACCGGCCTGTTCGGCGATCCGGCGACGACGGCGGTCAAGGCGAGCGGGTCGATCGCCTTCGCGGCCAACCCGTCGCCCGGCGACACCATCACGCTGAACGGCACGGAGTGGACCTTCGTCTCGGGCCCGGTCTCGGGCAACGAGACGGAGATCCAGGGGACGGTGACGCAGACCGTCGATCAGCTGGTCGCCGACCTCAACGGCTCGGGCGATGCGGAGGTGTCGAAGTGCACCTACTCGCGGCCGACCGGCACCCAGACGCTGGCGATCGAGTTTGATGTCGCGGGGCCGACGGGCAACGCCTTCACGCTCGCCGCATCGGCCGCGACCACATCGGGCCCGACTCTGACCGGCGGCGGCTACGACCATGTCTGGGAGAGCGGCGCCGACGACATCCCGAGCTACACGATCGAGATCGGCCACCCGAAGCTGGTGACGCCCGTGTTCTTCCACCATCTCGGCACGGTGATGGAGAGCCTCAACTTCGAGATGGGCCAGGAAGGGCCCGCCAACGCCCGCCTCCAGCTCGTGGCGCAGGGCGAAGAGAAATTCGCCGCCACGATCGACGCGAGCCCGGACGCCTACTCGCTGCGCCGGTTCAGCCAGGGACGCGGCTTCATCCGGCGCGGCGGGTCGGCGCTCGCCGGCGTCACGGGCGGCAGCCTTACCTTCTCGAACAATCTGGAGCGGGTGCGGGTGATCCGCGAGGACGGCAAGATCGAGGCGGCCGATCCCACCTTCGCCTCCGCCGAGGGCTCGATGTCGGTGCGCTTCGACGGCGCCACGCTGGTGGCCGAGGCCACCGACGGCGATCCGGTCGCCCTCGAATACGGGTTCACCTTCCCGGAAGGCTATGCGCTCCGCTTCGAGCTGCCGCGGGTCTTCCTGCCCAAGCCCAAATACGCCGTCTCCGGCCCCGGCGGGGTGGAGGCGAGCTTCGACTGGCGCGCCGCCTTCGACGACAGCGAAGGCACGATGCTGCGCGCCCATCTCCTGAACGACGTCACCAGCTACACGTGAGGACACAACCCATGATCCGCCTCGATCTCTCCCGCGAGCCGCGCTGGCTCGATCTCGGCCACGGCGTGCGCCTGCGCGTGGGGCCACTGACCACCGCACTCATGGCGGCCGCGCGCAGCGATCCAACCGTAACGAGTCTGCCGGAGGGGGCGTCGAACGAGACCATCGCCGTTGCCATGGCCAAGGCGCTGGCGCGGCTCGTGGTCGAGGACTGGGAGGGCGTCGGCGACGCCGAGGGCAACCCCGTGCCGGTCACGCCGGAGGGGATCGATGCGCTGCTCGACATCCTGCCGCTCTTCGAGGCCTTCCAGCTGCGCTACGTCTCGAAGGGCCTGCTCCTGGAAGCGGAAAAAAACGCCTCCGCGCCCTCGCCGAGTGGCACTTCAGCGGGGGCGACCAGTACTGCCGATCCTGCCGCGGCACCTGCAGCGAGTGCCCCGCCGTCCTGAACCGGCCCGTCACCATTGAGGGCTGGCAGGTCTGGGATCTCGCCCTGCGACTCACGGGCCAGCTCCGCATCATCCCCGGCGCGGTGTTGGGCCTCGACATGACCGCCGCACTCGCAATGGCCGAGGCTTTGGGGATCAACCCATTGGTCGGTGCGGAGCTTCTGCCGGAGATCGAGGGAATGATGGTGCGCGGCCTCAACGCACAGATCAGGGCTGAACAGCAAGAGGCGGGGAGCGCGTGAGCGCGACAGGGAACGATAATGGCTGAGAAGCGCGTCTCCGTGCGCCTGGCCGTCGTCGGCGGCCGTGAGGTGCGCGCCGAGCTGCAAGGCGTTGGCGATGCAGGCGAGAGCAGCATGCGGCGCCTGTCCCGCGAGATGGATGCCGCAAACAGCCGCGTCGCCGCCTTCTATCGCCGGCTGCAGATCGCCGCTGCCGCGGCCGCGGCCGCGTTCGCCGCCACCGCTGCGGCGATGATCCGCTCGGGCCTCCAGGTCATCGATGCCCAGGCCAAGCTCGCCGCCTCGCTCGGCACCACGGTCGAGAGCATCCAGGTGCTGGAGCGCGCCGGCGATCTCGCCGGCGTCTCCATGGGCGAGATCGAGCAGGCGACGATCCAGCTGACTCGGCGCCTCAGCCAGGCGGCGGCGGGAACCGGGCCGGCGGTCGAGGCGCTGCAGCGCCTGCGGCTCACCGCCGAGGAGCTGCAGCGGCTTCCCCTCGATCAGCGCATCGCCGCGATCCAGGACGCTCTGGCGCGTTACGTGCCTGAAGCCGAGCGTGCGGCGGTCGCCTCCAAGCTCTTCGGCGACCGGGCCGCGCTCACCTTCTCGCGCATCGACACGGCGACGCTCCGGACGGCGACGCAGGATGTGCGGGACTTCGGGGTTGTGGTCTCCCAGCAGGACTCGGCCCAGATCGAGCGTACCAACGACGCACTGTCGCGGCTCGGGCTGATCTGGCGCGGGATCTCCAACCAGCTTGCCGTGGCGGCGGCGCCGGCCCTCGAAGCCGTCGCCGATGCGCTCGCGGCGATGGCGCGCACGACCGGACCGCTCGGCCGGGCGATCCAGCTCCTGTTCGAGAACATCGGCCGGCTTGCCTCGATCGCCGCGGCCTTCGTCGGGCTGATGGCCGGGCGCTTCGTCGCCAGCATGGTGGTGGCGGCCGTCTCGGTCCGTGGTCTCGCCACCGCGCTGGTCTTCCTGCGCGGCGCGATCATCCGCACCGGGATCGGTGCGCTAGTCGTCGCGGCGGGCGAGCTGATCTACCAGTTCGGGCGGCTGGTGCAGGCGACCGGCGGGTTTGGCGCCGCGCTCAACCTCCTCGGCGATGTCGCGCGCGAGGTCTGGGATCGCATCGGTCTGCTCGCCGAGGTTCTCAAGGGTCGGGTCGCCGCTGCCTGGCTCGGGATCCAGGCGGGCGTGGCGGATGCCTTGCAGGGCGCGCTCGAAGCCGTCATCGGCTTCGGCAACCGGGCCGTCAACACCTTCCAGGGCGCCTTCGACGCCATGGTGGCGATCTGGAGCCGCCTGCCGGCAGCGATTGGCGACTTTGCCATCCGCGCGGCCAATGCGCTGATCGCCGCCGTCGAGTGGATGCTGAACGGCGCCACGCGCGGCATCAACGGCCTGGTGCAAGGGATCAGTACCGCGCTTTCAGCCATCGGCATCGAGACTGAGATCAGACTCGTGCCGGACATCAATCTCGGCCGCATCGAGAACCAGTTCGCAGGCGCCGCCGAGCGCGCGGGGGAAGCGGCACGCGATGCCTTCGCGGCCGCCTTCGAAACGGACGCCTTCCGCGTTCCCGATCTCGGTCTATCTGAGTTCGCCGAGGATGCCCGCCGCGCTGCCGACAGTGCTCGCGCCACAGCGGATGCGATGAGTGAGCTGGCCGGGGCGCCGCTCGCCTCCGTCGCAGCCCTTCGCGAAGCGATGACGGGCGCCACGGCCGAGATCGACAACGCCGCGACCGCCACCGAGCGCCTCGACACCGCCTTCGACGCGATCAGCGGGGCTGACGAGGACGCCGGCGGCGCTACACGCGGCGCGGGGTCTGCCGGCCGGGCCGCCGCGGCCAGCCGGGAGGCGGGCAAGGAGATCAAGGATGCAGCGGAGCAGGCGGCGACCGGCTGGGCTGCTGTCCGCGACGAGCTCGCGCGCTACGCCAGCGAGGCGATGGATTGGGGCAAGGGCCTCGGCAATGCGCTGGTCGGCGCCTTCCGCAGCGCCGAGGACGCGATCGCCAAGTTCGTCACCACCGGCAAGCTCGACTTCAAGGCGCTCGCCGACAGCATCCTCGCCGACATCACGCGGATCGCCGTGCGCTCGGCGATCCTCGGCCCGCTCGCCAACGCGCTTGCCGGCGGAGGCGGTCTCCTCGGCGGCCTGTTCGGCGGCAGTGGCGGCCTCCTATCGGGGATCTTCCATACTGGCGGGATGGTCGGGGCTCCCGCACCCCAGCGCCTCGTCCCGGCGCTCGCCTTTGCCGGCGCGCCGCGCCTGCATGGTGGCGGCATGGCGGGGCTCCGTCCGGACGAGGTGCCCGCCATCCTGCAGCGCGGCGAGATGGTCCTCTCTCGCGCCCAGGTCGCCGCCATGGGCTCGGCCCGCGACACCCGTCCGCCGGTCAGCGTGGTGATGAACATCTCGACGCCGGACGCAAACAGCTTCCGCTATGCCCAGGGCCAGATCGCGGCCGACGCCGCCCGCGCCATCGAGCGGGCGCGACGCAATCTCTGACGGCTCACCACGATGACCGGTTTCCACGAGGTACAGTTCCCGTCCGACATCTCCTACGGGGCCTCGGGCGGACCGGGCTACTCGACCACGGTGGTCACCACGGTCTCGGGCCACGAGCGGCGCAATGCCAACTGGGCGCAGGCGCGGGGGCGCTGGAACGTCGCGCACGGCCTCAAGAAGCGCGAGCAGGTGGCGGCGCTGATCGCCTTCTTCCGCGCGCGGAAGGGCCGCGCCTACGGCTTCCGCTTCAAGGACTGGACCGACTTCCAGGCCTTCGCACAGGTCATCGGGGTCGGCGATGGCACGACCAAGACCTTCCAGCTGGTCAAGCATTATCCCAGCGGCGGCGAGATCGAGACGCGCGTCATCGCCAAGCCCGTCGCCGGCACGGTGAAGGTCTATCGCGACGGCGTCGAGGCGACGTCGGGCTGGACCGTGAACACGGCGACCGGCCTCGTCACCTTCACCACCGCGCCGGCCTCCGGCGTGCAGGTGACGGCGGACTTCGAGTTCGACGTGCCGGCGCGCTTCGACAGCGACCAGATGGATATCACCATCGAGACCTACCAGCTCGGCAGCTGGGGGCAGATCATCATCCTCGAGGTCCGGCCATGAAGTCGGTTTCCGCAGCGCTCGCGGCCCATCTCGCCGGGCCGGTGACGACACTCGCCACCTGCTGGCGCATCACGCGGGTCGACGGCCAGGAGTTCTTCTTCACCGATCATGACCGCGACCTCGCTTTCGAGGGCCACGTCTACAGGGCGAACTTGGGCTACTCGCGCACGGCGATCGCCAATGACGCGAGCCTCGGTGTCGACAACCTCGACGTCGAGGGCGTGTTCGATAGCGAGGCGATCACCGAGCAGGAGCTGCGCGCGGGGCTCTTCGACCAGGCCGAGGTGCGCATCTTCCTCGTCAACTGGGCCGACCCGTCGATGGGGGCGCTTCGCATGCGCCGCGGCTGGTTCGGCGAGGTCGTGCTGACGGAGCAGGGCGTCTTCCGCACCGAGCTGCGGGGGCTGGCACAGGCACTGTCCCAGCGCATCGGCGAGCTTTACAGCCCGGAATGCCGGGCCGACCTCGGCGACCACCGCTGCAAGGTGCCGATCCATCCGCCGGTGGCCGCCCGCGAGACGGCCTATGCGCTGGGCGACCATGTGCGTGTCGCAACCGGGTCGGGCAGCGGCTCGGAGGTCTACGAGGACCGCATCTACGCTTGCGTCGTCGCCGGCACGACCGCGCCCGCTCAGCCCGTCTACGACACGACCGTCGGCCACCAGACCACGGATGGCGGCGCCGTCTTCGAGGCGATGGAGGCCTGGAGCCGCGCGGGTGCCGTCATGAGTGTCGTCGATCGCGCCATCTTCACCGCGTCGATCGACGAGCCGCGTGCGAGCGACGGCTGGTTCGCGGGCGGTGTGCTCACCTGGGAGAGCGGCGCCAACGCCGGCCGTTCGATCGAGGTGAAGGCCTGGACGCAGGCGGTCGGCCAGATCGAGCTCTTCCTGCCCATGGGCTACGCGATCGAGATCGGTGATGTCTTCCGCATCCACCCGGGCTGCGACAAGCACCTCGACACCTGCATCGACCGCTTCGCCAACGTCCTCAACTTCCGCGGCGAGCCCTACGTGCCGGGGCAGGACGCCATGATGAGCTACCCCGATGCGCGCTGAGACGATCACGCCCGAGCGCATCGTCGCGGAGGCGCGGGGCTGGCTCGGCGTGCCCTGGCGGCACCAGGGGCGGAGCCGCGCCGGCATCGACTGCGTCGGGCTCGTGGTGCGGGTCGCGCGCGCCCTCGGGCTCTCGGACTACGACCACACCGCCTATGGCCGCCGCGCGCAGGGCCAGGGCTTCGTCGAGCACTTCCGCGCCAACATGGACGGCGTCGCCATCCCGGAGGCAGGGCCGGGCGATGTGCTGGTCTTCGCCGACCAGGCCTATCCGTGCCACTGCGGTTTTCTCTCCGCGCGGCTGGGGCATGCGCATCTCATCCACGCCCATGCGCTCCGCCGCAAGGTGATCGAGGAGCCCTACGCCGGCGAGTGGCTCGCCAAGGTCAAGTTCGCCTTCCGCTTCCGCCCTCCGGTCTCCGACGTCTGATCTCCGAAGATGGCCATCCTCGTTGCAGTCGGCGGGGCCGCGCTCGGCTCCGCCATCGGTGTCGGCTGGCAGGCCGGCTGGCTGGTGGGATCGGTGGTCGGCAGCCTGCTCTTTCCGGCCAAGGGCCAGAACGTCACCACCGAGGGCCCGCGGCTCGGCGATCTCACCGTGTCGTCCTCCGCGTATGGGGCGTCCATCCCCATCGGCTACGGCACGCTGCGCATGGCCGGCAACATGATCTGGTCTTCCGGGATCCGCGAGCAGCAGAACGTGACCCGGACCCGGTCGGGCGGCAAGGGCGGCGGGCGCAGCACCCAGACCTCGATCACCTACTCCTACTTCGCGTCGTTTGCGCTGAGCTTCGGTGAAGGACCGGCCGAGGACGTGCTCCGCATCTGGGCCGACGGCAAGCTCATCTACGACAAGACCGGATCGAGCCCGGACGTCGCCAAGCCCAACCTGCGCTTCCGCTTCTATCCGGGCAACGAGACCCAGCTGCCTGACCCCTTGATCGAGGCCCATGTCGGCACCGGGCGCGCGCCAGCGCATCGCGGGCTCTGCGTGGTCGTCTTCGAGGACCTGGCGCTCGCCGACTACGGCAACCGCATCCCCAACATCACTGCCGAGATCACTTATCGCCGCGCCACGCAGCAGCCCTACCAGCTCCTCGACTTCATCACCTCGGGCGAAGGCGGCTACTTCGACTCCTACCAGACCAGCGACCTCGCGATCGACTGGCGCCGCGGCTACGGCTACTTCCTGCGCAGCAGCAGCGACGCGGCGGCCGCCGGCATCCGCCGTTTCAGCCTCCGCACCATGCAGGAGGACCGCCAGGCACGGATGACGGACGTGACCAGCGTCACGCCCAACAACTTCCCGAGCACGCTGTTCTGCGGCGAGGACGGCCACCTCTACATGACCGTCGGCAGCGGCAACTCGCGGCCGATCATCCGGGTCGAGCCGAATGCCTTGAAGGAGGTGGGCCGCTTCGGATTCACCAGCACCGGGCTCTCCAACACGACCACTCGCTTCGTCGCGACGAGCTGGCTCGGTATGGTCTCGGCCTATGGCCCCTCCGGCCGCGTCGACTTCCTGCTCACGGGCTCGCTCTTCGACGACATCGGCCTCTTGCGCGCCGACACCATGGGCTACGTCTGGGGCGCCGGCCAGACCGTGACCGAACCGCGCGTGCGGGGCGTCATCGGCGGCGTGGTCGGCGAAGGCTTCGGCGAGGGCTGGCTGCTCGGCAGCGGCACGAGCACCAACCATACGAGCCTCGGCCTCTATCGCATCCGTGTCTCGGCGCTCGCCCAGTATGATTCCCTTACGGCGCAATCCCTTGGCGTCACCTTCGAGAAGCTGGCGACCTTCAGCCCGGCGGAGATCGAGGCCGGCGCGACCGGCTTCTACAGCAGCGCCGGCGGTCTCACCTACGACGCCACCGACGACAGCGTGATCTTCCAGGTCCGCATGTCGAATGGCGGCTCGGCCGGGACGATCTACACGATCAAATGGCGGTCGGATGTCGGCATCGTCTGGAAGACAGCGGTCCCGAGCCAGATCAACTACGAGGGTCCGTTCTTCGGCCAGAGCCGGCTCAGGGGCCAGCGCTGGACGGTGATGCGCTCGACGCGGGTCGTGCAGCTCGACACCGCAACAGGCACCATCGTCCTCAACGAGATTTGGCCGGGCGCGGTCAGCGAACAGGGCGCGCAGGTCTACGACGCCGTCACTGACACCCATCTCGTGCGCGGCACGAACGGCTGGGCTCGGCTCTTCCTCAATCGCGGCGGCGGCGAGGGCGAGGCGCTGTCGGCCATCGTCGCCGATCTCTGCGCGCGCGCCGGCCTCGGGCTCGCAGACATCGACGTGGCCGAGCTCACGCCGTCCGTGCCCGGCTATGTGATCGGCCGGCAGACCACCGTGCGCGGTGCCATTGAGCCGCTGGCGCAGGCCTACTTCTTCGATGCGGCGGAGAGCGACGACACCTTGCGCTTCCGCACGCGCGGGCGGGCACCGGCGGCGACCATCGGCGCAGACCTCCTGGTGCCGCTCGACGAGCGCACGGGCGAGAGCTGGCGCGAGCGCCGCACACAGGAGGTGGAGCTGCCCGAGCGCATCAGCGTCGTCTACATGGACCGCGACGCTGACTACCAGCAGGGCACGCAGAGCGAGAAGCGCGCCTCGCTGCCGCTCGCGACCATGCACTCGCGCAACCAGGCGAGCCTCGAGCTGGCGCTTGCGATCGATGCCACCACGGCCAAGCGCATCGCCGCCAAGACCCTCTATAGCGCCTGGATCGAGCGCAGCGCCTATGAGGCCGAGCTGCCGCCTGACTGGCTGCGCCTCGATCCGACCGACGTGGTGGATGTGATCTTTGCGACGGGATCGGCGTTCCGCACCCGGATCACCCGCCTTGATATCGGCGCCGACTTCTCATTGGCGCTGAAGGGCGTGTCGGAGACGGCCGCCACCTACGTCTCCACCGTCGCGGCCGATGGCGGGGCCGGCCGGCCGCCGCAGGTGATCGGGGCTGAGGCGGCCACGCGGCTGATCCTGCCCGACCTGCCGCTCCTGCGCGATGTCGACGACGCCGGCGGCGCCGGCTCAAGGGCTTACTACCTGATGGCAGGGTTCGGCAGCCCGGGCTGGCCGGGTGCTGCCCTCTATCGCAGCCCGGACGGCTCTGCCTGGGCACAGGTCGGGCGCGCCTTGAGCGAGGCCGCCTGGGGCGCCACCGCCAACGCGCTCGGTTCTCCGCGCTCGCCCTTCGGCACGGACGAGGAGAACAGCCTCACCGTATTCATGACCACGGGCGGCGATCGCCTGGAGAGCGTGTCCCAGGAGGCGCTGGTCAACGGCGCCAACGCCGCCCTGGTCCTCAAGGCCAATGGCGAGCCGGAGATCGTCCAGTTCCGCGAGGTCACGCTGAACCCGGACGGCTCTTATACGCTTCGAGGACTCCTGCGCGCCCGGCGGGGCACGGACGTCTTCGTCGACGGCCATGCGGCGGGCGAACTCTTCGTGCTCTTGGATCCCGACGACATCGAGACGCTCGTCGTCTCGCTCGGCGACCTCGGCCTCGCGCGTTCATGGCGGGCCGTCGGGTTCGGCACGCTGTTCGAGGACGCCGAGACGCTCGTCCAGAGTCACAGCGGCCGTGACCTCAAGCCCTATGCGCCGTGGAACGTGAAGGCGGTCAAGAGCGGTAGCCCGACGAACATCACCCTCTCCTGGGTCCGCCGCACCCGCATCGGCGGCGAGCTCAAGGACGGCACCGGCACGGTGCCGCTCGGCGAGGCGAGCGAATCTTACGAGGTCGACATCCTCGACGGTCCCGGCGGCGCGGTGCTCCGCACGCTCGCTTCGACCAGCCCGAGCGTCGTCTACACCAATGCCGACATCCTCGCCGACTTCGGCGCCGTGCCAGCCACCTTGTCCGTCGCCGTCTACCAGCTGAGCGCGGTCGCCGGCCGCGGCTTCCCGCGCGCCGTTACCCTGGAGATCACCTGATGCCGAGCCCCAACCTCTCGATCACCCATGTCGCGGCCGCCCAGAACCAGAAGGAGGTCACGATCAACGATGCCGTCGACGCCCTCGACAATTCCATGAACCGGGCGCTGTCGCTGGCGATGGCCGATGTCAACGTCACGCTCACGGCCGACCAGGCCAATCGCAACGGCCTCATCGTGCTGACCGATACGCTCACCGCCTCGCGCATCCTGACCCTGCCGGCCAACCATCGCCGGCTCGCCATTCGCAATGCGACGAGCGGTGGACAGGAGGTCCGGGCCAAGTATGCGGGCTCGGGCGCCGAGGTCATCATCGTGCCCGGCGCCACGGTGCTGGTGCAGGGCAATGGCAGCGATCTCTTCGGAGTCGGCGGCGGCGCGGGCGCCTTCAACGACCTGACGGACGTCTCGGTCGGGGCAGCTGTCGCCAGCGACGTGCTCCAGTTCGACGGCGTGCAATGGGGACCCGCAGGGGTCGGCATGTTCCAGCGGGCGCTGCTGCCGTTCCGCGGCGCGCTGGTGCGGCGGACCACCAACTTCAGCGTCTCGACGACCGGCACCTATGTCGCGATCCCCTGGCAGAGCGCCGCCTACGACAGTGACGCGCTCTGGGACGCCGGCCAGGCGACGCGGCTCACGGTCCCGGCCGGTGTGACCAAGGTCCGGCTCACGGGCAACATCGAGTGGCAGACCTCGCCCACGAGCCAGCTGGTCGAGATCCGCAAGAACGGCGGCGCCGTGGTCGGCGGCGGCTCCTTCATCGTCCGCGGCGACAGCGGGTACAGCAATCAGATGCGGAACATCGCGAGCGCGGTCCTCCCGGTCGTCGCCGGCGATTGGTTCGAGCTAGCGGTCTTCGTCAGCGCCTCGGGTGAGCTCCGGAGCCTGGAGCGCACCTGGTTCTCGCTCGAAGTGGTCGAGACGGAGGACGCGGCCGATCCGCCGGCGGACTTCGCCTTTGCGAAGGCGGGCACGCCCGCCGCCTCGGAGGTGCTGCTGCGCACGGTCGTGGCCCGGCGCTCGCGGCTCAAGGTCGATCTTGCCGGCAGCCAAGGCACGGCCGGAGTCGCGGCTACCGCAGAGACGGACCTCGATGTTCAGCACAACGGCGCGAGCATCGGCACCATCCGCTTCGCAGCGAGCGCCTCAACCGCCGTCTTCATCGCCGCGAGCGAGACCGTCCTCGAACCTGGCGACCTCGTCGAGGTGATCGCACCCGCGAGCCCCGACGCCACGCTCGCCGACATCGCGATCACGCTCGCCGGGACGCTGGTGATCTGATCGACAGCTTGAGAACCACGACGATGGAACAGAAACGGGACGGCGGCAGGCTGGTCAGCCTGCCGAGCGATGAGTTCGAGGCCTTGCTGGAGCGCGCTGCCGAGACCGGCGCCCGCCGTGCGCTGCAAGAGGTCGGGCTGCAAGGCGAGGACGCCGCTCTCGATATCCGCGACCTGCGCTCGCTCATCGAGTGCATCCGCTTCGTGCGGCGCACCGCGGTCCAGACGGCAGTGCGGCTCATCACCACCGGCATCCTGCTCGCCCTGATGGCGGGCATCGCCATCAAGCTGAAGCTGTTCGGCAACGGCCCCTGACCGGCGCTTCCGATCCTCAACCCATCAGCCCGCCGCTCGGCGGGTTTTTTGTGCCTGGAGACCACCCATGACGACGACCTACTTCAACCACTGGCGTGACGTGCCGGCGGCCCGCTGGCGCTGGAAGAACTTCTCGCCGGCCGAGATCGCCTGCCGCGGCACCGGTAGCTTGCGCATCAACGAGGAGGCTCTCGACAAGCTGCAGGCGCTGCGTGACCGGCTGGGCAAGCCGCTGGTCGTCCGCTCGGCCTTCCGCAGCCAGGCGCACAACCGTGCCGTCGGCGGAGCGCCGCGCTCGAAGCACCTCGACGGCGCCGCCTTCGACATTGCCATGGCCAACCACGACCCGGTCGCCTTCGAGGAGGCGGCCCGCGCAGTCGGCTTCAAGGGCTTCGGCTTCTACCCGCGCTCCGGCTTCATGCACATCGATCTCGGTCCCGCGAGGATGTGGGGCGAGCGCTTCCCGGTCCGCGAGACGGCCTTCGCCATGGAGACGCCGCCCGCACGAGAGGTGTTGGCCGAAAGCCGGACCCTGAAGGGTAGCGGGGCAGCAGGTGTCGCGACCGTCGGCGCGGCCGGCGTCGAGGTGGCGCAGAACGTCCTCTCGGAAACGCAGTCGGCCATCCTGCCGCTCGTGCCCTATCTCGACACGCTGCGCTGGGTCTTCATCGCCGTGGCCCTCGCCGGCATCGCGGTCGCGATCTACGCCCGCATCGACGACTGGAAGCGGGGGCAGCGATGATCGCGTCCCTGCTTGCCTGGATCGCCGCCACCCCGTGGGCCCGTGCCGCGCTGCGATACGGCGTGCTCACCCTCACGATCCTCTTGTTCCTGCTGTCGATCCGCCGCGCCGGCGAGCGCGCCGGGCGGCTGGCGGAACGTCTCGAAACCATGGAGAAGGCCAATGACGTGCAGCGCCAGATGCTGGACGCCGCGGCTCGCCGTCCTCGCGATCGCGGCGAGCTTGCTGACCGCCTGCGCGACGGGCAGTTCTGAACTGCGCGTAGTCGCGGTCTGTCCGCCAGTAGTGGAGTACAGCCGCGAGTTCCAGGCACGGGCAGCCGACGAGCTCGATCTGCTACCGGAGAGTTCGGCGATCGCCGAGATGCTGAGCGACTACGCCGTCATGCGGGGCCAGGCGCGGGCGTGTCGCGCTGGATAGGCATTCCCGTTGCAGCGCGATCCGGGATTATCCTGGCACTCGATAGGTCGGGTGCCTGCGGCGCCAGTCGCGATAGCCTTCGAGATCGTGGTCAGCATCAAAGGGCCGCAGGCGATTGCCCTGCTCGTCGATCAGTCCCGCCTCGATCTCGGCGGCGACGCAGTGCCAGTAACGATCGACCGCAGTCGGAAGCGCGGTCGTGGCTATCCCGGTCGCTCGCAACTGACGCTCGCACAGATCGCGCGCGACGGCTTCGATATTGCTCCAGGCTGCGTGCAT